ACAAGCCGTATATTCATTATTAATATAATAATACCAACAACTTGTAAAATCAACGATCGTCGTTAGGATCAGCAATTTCTGTACTATCCTCACCAACTGTACGAATTACATTTTTTAGACAGCTCATTGAATCCTCTAGATGACTAATAATAGTAGAAACTTCCTCTTCTAATTTTTTATCCTTTTTAACAATAGGTGCTTCTAATGCATTCTTAAAAGCATTTATGGAACCAACTGTGTTACTAATTAATTCACTTAATATATTGGCAGCGTTTATTAATTGATAGGGTAAAACATTATCAGCTTTTGCAGTATTAGGGCTCTGATCAGTATCATAATCTTGACTTACAAGATCTTTAAATTTCATTCTCTGGGAGGCAAACTCACGTGAAGCTTGTCCGCTTACCCATTTATTATAGCCCATTGTAGCATCTTCGAATAAAACTTTCTTTTTCACTACGATTATTTATAGCGTCGGAGTATAAATAATAGTATATGTTGTTTAAATCTAGATTTGATTTTGTATTAGAAGCTGATGATCAAACACCAGATGAGGCTCCTGTAACTCCTGTTAATGATAAGGAAGCAATGGCACAGACTCTTGATACAGCTAAGCCTGATGATTTTAATGTTCAGGCTGCTGAGCGTCAAAAGAGAGTAGATCACGTAAAGATTGCTCAAATTAATACTCTTAATGAATGGATAGCAAAGATTGATGATTTTATTGTATTTTTAAATGATACAAAATCTGATTCAATGCAGATTCAACTTCATTCAGCTCCTTGTGATACAATGTTTGAAAAGATTGCTACAAGTGAAAAGAAAAAGATTTCACGTCTTGCAGCTGATTTAGGTAATCTCGGTCAATCACTTAAGGGATATCTTGCCTCTGCTAATGACTAATATTCGACATTAAGAGCTTTGCTTTTAATCCTTCGTGTGAGTTTTTAATAATAAATTGCGGAGAAACTTCATCAATTTTTGCTGCAATACAGACGTCATTTAAGTCTTTAAACTGTTTGCCAATTTTTTCAGGCCATATAAAAACAGTTTCTCCGTTATCTAAGAGACGTTTTGTTTTATTATAGCTAGCCGAATCCAGCCACTGGCTGTCTAAAACCCAAATTTTCTTATATAATTTATAGCTGTTTAGTTGTTCTCTTTGAATGTGAGAAAGTGTCTTGTCACTCTTTTCTTGAATACCGGCGACAGCTGTTCCGTTCTTTACAAAAAAAGCATCAATAGGCCCTTCAAATATGAATATGTATTCAAGATCATCATTAATCTTGTTTAGGTTAAAGAGTGTCTTATCACCATTAAACTTACCAAGGTATTTTGGAATACCTTTATCATTATCATATATAGCTCTTGTCTGATAAAACAAAATTTCACCTGCTTCATTATAAAATGGTATTACAATTCTATTTTTTTGAAATTTATCAGTTAAGGATACCCAGAGAGAGTCTGGTTTGTTAACAGCAGAATTGAGTCTCCTGTTGGTAATTATAGTTAATGCATCATTGACGACTTTATTGTCTTTAAAATAGGACAATTGATCTTTATCAAAGAGATTAATACAATCTAAAGGTAACGTTTCTGACTCAAATGTCTTTTTGGAGGTATATTCTTCCTTATTAATATCTACAGGTAAAATATCGTATGCACCAACTTCATTAATTATTTCTTTAAACGAAAGACCAGATACTTCCTGTATCCATCTTAAGGGCTTGCTTGCCCAACCGCAGTTATGACAACATATGTAATCATCATCTACGATATAGTAACACCTACTTTTTCGCATCCACGACTTACCCTCCCTACAAATAGGACACCCAGCCTCATATGTATTAGTGTACTTTTTGTACTTAGGATAGCCTGCGTACTGATAAAATTTTTGTACAGTATATGCTTGAGGTAATATCACACTATGATTATAGTGCCCTCTATTATAAAAACAAGCTTACTCAGCTTTTTTTAAATTTTTTACTGAAACAACACCTTTGTATACAAATGTACCAGATGAAGGGTCTGTATAAATTGCTTCAGTAATTTCTTGATTACCCTTAATGTATGTTCTCATTGTAGGGCGAATCGGTTCACCACTGATCGGTGATTGAATAATCTTTGGTTGGATCATGTCCATAATAATATTTAATACTTATGCTGTAATTTGCTCTGTATTTTTATCATACTGTAGTTTACAAACATTGAAAACATTTTTTGGCATTTTTTCAACAACATCAATTATTTTTTCCTCTATACCAAAATTAAACTTATCGCAAGGTATCTCCCGTACAACCATAGTAGGTAAAGAAAGAAATTTAAATACATTATCCATTGTTTCAATATAAACTAAAAGTTCACCAAGATAATATCCAGCAGTTACAGCATATATATGGCGTTGTATAGGATGTTGTTGTTTTTTCTTAAAGAACATTATTCGCTATCATTAAAGGGTCCGTGATTAATAAACTTATTAATAAGAGTTGTGAGAGAATCAGCTTCCTGTTGATTGTGTGCAGATATAATATTAATAGGAGTACCATCTAAAGCATATCCCATGATAATATATGATGATAAAAATTCTTCAATTATTGAAGATAATATCTCAACGTTTCTTGTATTACCATCCTTTGTATTAAGTTGTTCGCGAAGTTTAGCTGTTAAAGCTTTTTGAGTAAGATTTCGAATATCCTTTATATTTTTAGGATCATACTTATTCACCTCTTTTGAGGCTTTAGTTTTACGCTGTCTCTTTCTCGATGGATCGTCCTTCATCGTTAGTATTTAATTTGGCAATATAACGATTGCGACCACGATAATCGTTGTTATTTGATACACCGTGTGTAATAAGATAATCAATTATAACTTCAATACTATCTGTTTTTATATTATAATTCTTAGGTATACGATGGCCGCCATCATTTAATTCAAATAATGTTTCGTCCATTTCTGTCTTATTACTATAGCATGTAATCATTACTGAACTTTCGCTTGGATTAACCATGACAGTCCAGCGACGCGGATCGCTCTTTGCATATACTGAAAATAAACGTAGAACAACGAAACCGTTATCCTTAAGACGCTTTACAAAGTAACTTGGTGTTTTAATTTTATTTCTGCTCATATATTTTAATTTTCTAAGGCTGATATAACGAATTTAAGATTCGTAGATTCAAGTGTTGTATCAAACATCAGTACTCCCATTTTAGTAATGAGCTGTGCGTCTATAGTTTTAAACTTCATACAAGAAATTATACGAAAAATTTCAAAATTCAAGGGTATTGGTTTTATAAATGGTTGACCTTGGTAATCTTCAGTAAGCTTCATTCCATATGAATCAGTATTGGCTCTTGTAAGATCAGTTAAATCACCGTATACAATACCATCTCTAAACGTAAGGTAAAGTTTATTTGTATCCGTAGCAATTACACTGCCCTTAATCAAGGAAGTAATAGCAGATTGAGTAAGACTAAATTTACCATCAAAGTTTAAAGCTTTTAATTTTTCTATATTAATTTTAGGTAACGAAATAATGTTATCCTCATAAAGATGATATTTAAACCGAATAGCAGATGACGAGTATCCGATATTATTAGATTCAAGATTAAACTCTATTTCTTGTTCCTCAATACAAGCAAGAATTCTACAAAACTTTTTAATGTCTGGTACATTAAGCGTTTTTGTAATATTAATCTTATCATCGTTATACTGCGCACTAACAATAATAGTATTATCACTTGTTGCAATTAAGGAGGTAATCTGACCAGGTTTTACAATTAAAACAGCAGACTCTGCCACCTTACTAATTGGCAACAAAAAATTATTAAGAAATTTTTCCCTATCAGTAATATTAAGAATCATCTTTTTAAGATTAGATTAAATTTACTCTTAATCAACTGCATTAAAGAGATATTGTTGCGGAAGCACGATTCTTTTTTTTAAGGGTCTCAATACTTGCAACAATATTTTCCTGACTTTCGATAATTAATTTTAATTTCTTTTCAATAGATTCAAGTTTATTAAAAATACTTTCAGTATAAGGACTAGTATTAAAATTAAGTTCTAATTGATTAGGATCTGTAGGAGGAACAGTTGTTACTACTTGTGATGCAGTAACAACTGTATTACCTTGAAGTGATGCAAGAGACGGTATAACTACCGGTCCTGCCTGTACTGAAGTGGGGGCTATAACAGAAACTGGAGCTAAAGCTGGAGCCGGCGCTGGTGCGGGCTGAGGTGCCGATCCTTGAGGAATAGAGTTAAGCATTGCATTAGGGTCTAAGGACCCAGCAATTGGCTTAAGACTACTTACAATATTCTTATCAAGCTCTTTCATTTCCCCAAGATTCTGTCCGAGGAACTGTAAGGCAAGCAGCTTAGCCTCATCACCACTTACATCTCTAATAACATCCATTAGTCTTCAAGTCCCTTAAGGAGCTCATTAATTGAATCATCGTCAATACTAGTCGACGCTGATACAGTTGGCTTAGCTGGAGCAGGTACTGGTTTAGCTGCAACGGGTGCTGGCTTTGAAACAACTTCTGTTGCTTCAGCTACATCGGCTGTACAATGATAGTGCTCATTAAGCATCTCAACAAGCTCATCATAACTCTTAGCTGTGACATATGTCTCAAGATCATTAATGCCGTTATATATCTCTTCATATGAGTCAGGGCTCAAGCCATTAATTGCGCTAGGTAGAGCAAACTTAGATGAAACAAACGTTGGATACTCACCTTGCTTTTCAACCTTAATACGAAGGTTGCAACCATTTGGAGAAAGATCAAAGATACGCGGACCAAAGTCAACGGAATCATCACCTTCAATAGCATCCATAATAATCTTATTAAGCTGTCGTCCAAAACGAAGAACCTTAATAGTACCGTTATTTTCAGGTGTTACAGGATCATTAACAACATAAACATTAACAAACCAATTCTCTTTACGGTTAAGAGCCTTTGACTTCTCCTTCTCTTCCTCAGAGCCATTACGACGAATACTAAAAAACGTCTCAGAAATTGGATCGCGCTGACCCCAAGTTGCTGGGCTCGTACAAGTTACAAAACGACCAGTAGAAAAACTATTCCAACCGTATGAAAAATAATTAAAGAATGTCTTACTTGTTTCTTTAATATTTGGAAGAAGACGTACAACGTACGTGTTTCCTGGTGTAGTTTTAAGAATATCCTTATACTTTACATTAGTAGCGGTATTCTCGTTAGTTTTTGTAAGAGCAGACTTAATGCTGTCAAACATGGATGATGTGAATGCGGTATTCATAATTTAGTTTAATATAGTTTGTATTTTTTGTTTAGTCAAGTTTTATTTTGTTATTTTGTTATTTTGTTTATACCAAGTTCTATAAACTTTCGTGCTTTAATTGAATTAAAGTATTTGGTTCTTAGTGTCGGTATATTATTTACTAGGTCTTCTCCCAATATAAATGCAAGAATTTCAGAATCAACTGACTTAAATGCTTTTTCAAAAAGAATAAAACCAAATAGACAATAAACATTTATTCTATGTTCCTTTAAGTGCAATAAGAATGAAAACATGTTATTTGTTTTATGATTAATATATTCATCTACAGAGATATTATTATCTTTACAGAAGTTTGAAATAAATCTCAATGACTGTTGTATATTTTCAAGCTGTTCCTGGCTATCAGGGCTCATCATTAAAAGTTTTTGTTGATACAGCATATAAGCTTTAGTTGCTTTAAGTGTAGTATAATAA